AATACAATCTTCAATTTTCTTTGGGCGATATTTTTCCACCCACAAGAAATCTTTACTCATAATAAAATCCTACAATCATTCAAATGTGGAATCAGGTTCAAGTGCAATAAAATACTTCAAGTTATATCTTTCATTTACAAACCTGGCAGACAGTTTCTTGGAGATGACTACATCATAAGAACCAGGAATCATCTTAATGTTCTCAACTTTAAAGTTAAAAACAAACTCTGCATCAGTTTCACCAACTGTGATTGAGTATTCATTTGATGTGTCATTGTTCTTATCTCTAACAACCAAACGAATCACACCTGCCTCACCAACAGCAGAAAGATCTGGCAGTTTATAAACAGCAGATGCCTTGATCAGTTTGTCCAGTTGTGAATGTTCCAGTTGAAAACATACATCTTCACTGGGAAGATCAATATCTTTATCAGGAGGAGATACAATCACCTCAGGATCTGCATAGAAATATTTGACCTTACGCTTACCTTCCTTAATAGTCAGATAAGAATCATTAGTAAGATCAAGGTCAGGGTCTTGATGCAAACTGAGACCATTTAGAAACTCATTCAAGTCATAGATGGCAAAGTCTTTACTAAACTCTTCTTCAACACCTGCAACAGCATAGATGTTTTTGAGTACAGAGATAGTCTTAATTTGAGAACCTTTCTTAATCAGAATAGACTGATTAATGTTGGAAAAGTTTTTGAGGATTGTAACAGTATTATCAGAAAGTTTCATAGGTTCCTTGAGTTTCATTATGAAGTCCAGCAAAGTGATAGAGGAGAATGCAATAATGGATTGCTTTTAGAATATCCATTTTTGATTTACCATTCTTTTTACCAAAACGAGAAAGGTATTTAATAGCATTAGAGCGAACAAAAGGTTCAGCATCACCAATACTTTCAATCAAATCCAGTGTTTGAGTTTTAGATTGTTCAGAAGTGTAATGAGAATGATAAGTGCTTGAAAGGTATTGTTCAATTTCTTTCAAAGTTTTATCTTCACTATACTTCCAAAACCCATTTTCATTATTATTATTCATAGAAAGTGTAATTTCATCAAATGTAGGAATCTTAGAGAGATCAAGAGTTCCATCTCCACCATCAGATAGAGTAAACCTAAATTCATCAGAATGGGGCATAATAAAAACAAAAATAATCAATATCCATCATACCAGTTAGATCAGAAAGAGTCAATCATCGTACTGAATCCTTTCTTCTTTTCAAAGGTAATGACTGAATCAAATCTGTCAAGCAATTCATCTCTTTTATGTGAGATTACAAACACATTAGATTTGCTTATTTCATACTTAATAATTTTAGTGAAGTAGTCTGTTCCATGGTCATCCAAAGAACTATCAAACACTTCATCAAGTATTAGTAAATTTGTATTAATTGAATTTTTAATTTTTGCTATTTCTCTCCAAGTAAATAAAATGGCAAGGTCAATCCTCATCTTCTCACCTTCACTAAAAGATTCATAAGAAAAATCTTCATAGATTGGGTTCAAAGCTTTTTCATTAAACTCCTCATCAAGCGTGAAGTTTACAGAAAACTCCAACATCTCCAAATACTTATTGAGAGTATGATTGATTAGAGGTAGATACTTCTTGATGATTTTTGTCTTGGCACCATCATCTTTAAGAAGCATATGAATAAATTCATAGTTAGATAACTCTTCCTTTTTGGTTGAAAGTTCTTTTAAAAAAGTTTCTAATGTTTCCTGGTAAGACTCTAACTTTGCAGTTTCAGTATTTCTATCTTCTGATTGAGAGGTAAGTTCTTGAATTTCTGATTCAAGTTCTTTGATCTGCTTTCTAAATTGAGAAACTTTAACATGGTTAAGATTGAGTTCATTTGTTAGTTGTAATACCTCTTTACTAATTTTCAGGAACTGGTTTTGAATTTGTGTTTCTTGGTCAATTGATTTTTGAAGTTCTTCTTGACCCTTCTTAATTTCTTTTGCTTTATTTTCAATCTCTTCAATCTTATTTAAACGAAATTCTTCTTCAATATTTTGCGTGCATGTAGGGCAAACACTATTCTTCTTGAAAAACTTGTGGTCTTCAATAACAGATGTTATCTTCTGGTCCAGTTTAATACTAAGTCCTTCAAGTTTCTTTAACTTTTCTGCTGCATATGACAACTCTTCCAAAGATTTGGTATTTTGATTAATTTGTTCTTGTATATCAGTATTTTTAATATTGATTGATTCTACATCAGAATCTATTGAATCAATTTTGTTTCGCTTATCTTGGAGGTCTTTGTCTTTGAGTCTTTCAATCTCTTCAATAAAAAGTTTCTGTGACTCAATTTTGTCTTCAACATTTTCTTTTTTGTAACCAATTTCTTTGATATCATCTTTAACCTCCTTAATTTTAATTTTAGCGACATCATTCATAGAAGAAAATACTTTGATATCAAGCAAGTCTTCCACAACTTCTCTTCTGTGTTGAGAAGATAGTTGCATAAATGGAACAAAACTGGAAGAACCCAGAACCACAATCTGTGTAAATGATTTGTAGTTCAGTTTTAGAACTGACTGCTCTAACCATTTCTGTTGGTCATTTGCAGATGCTGCCTGGTCCAGTAATGTTTTTCCTTTGTAGATTTCAAAGATTGCTGGTTTAATTCCTCTGATGATTTTCCAGTTATCTTTTCCTATACTGAACTCAACCTCTACAACACAATCTTTTTCATTTGTTGTATTGATGAGTTGATTCTTATTGATTTTTCTAAATGATTTGTTGAATAATACAAAAGTAAGAGCATCCAACATCGTGCTTTTACCTGCACCATTACTTCCAATAATTAAAGTTGAAGTAACTTTGTTTAGTAAAATCTCTGTAAATTGGTTCCCTGACGATAAAAAGTTTTTATATCGTAGAGTTTTGAACTTCAGCATAGTCAGGAGGAATCACAATATCATCTGGGGTAATTATAGCATATTGATAATCTAATCTATCACAAGCCATGAACGCAACTGATGGGTTAACCTCTGTTACTTCCATCTCAGGATAATCAAGGTCTTCTAACATAGAACAATATCTGACAGCATCATCCTCTTCTTCAAACAAGTACAAGATTTTCTCCCCATGCTTGTTTTCAACAGCATAAGCACCCTCAGATTCATTGTCTTTAAGTGTTAGAATATACATTACTGTAACTGAAATGACTCCTGATAAATTGATTGAATTAAATCTTTGATCTTATTCTTATTTAACTTAATTTCAGATTCATCAACATACATTTTTAAAAGAGTAAGAGTGTCTTCATTTTCAACAACAGAGTCAGCATCAAAATCAGAATTGAGTTTAACTTGTTCTATAATCTTTAACTCATGAGGTTGTATCTTAATTAACTTGTCTAAAAACTTCTCATACTTGTGTTGATCTGTTTTGTTTTTGATAATTAATTTGACCATACAACCTTCATAAGGAGTCAAATCTTCTTCTGGTTTATCTTCATCATAGTAACAGATTTTGAACATCTCATAAGGATTATCAATCTTAATCAACTCATAAGTTTCAGTATCAAAGATAGTAAATCCCCTGATATCACCAAAGTCATTCCAATACAACTGATAAGGATTACCAAGATAAAAAATCTTTCCATCATCATTTCTTGTATGATAATGTCCAGAGAATACTCTATCAAACTTCTGGAAGGGAGACTTATCTTGTCCATATTGTTGCATGTTACCTTTATGGACATAGAACCCACTCAATTCCAAGTGTCCCATGCAAACCTTGGCTGGTGTGCTTTGGATTGCTTGTAGGGTCTCCTGATCACTTTCAGGAGTTATCCAAGGAACAAATAGGATATCTTGTTCACCAACTTGAACAGTAGTTGGTTTAGTGTACACGTTGATGTTCTTATAATCCTTCAACAGTAACATGGGACTGTTGAGTTCTGTTGTATTCTTATAGAAGATATCATGATTCCCAAGAATAGCATGAACCTTATATTTTTTAAGAGGGTCAAGAACTACTCTTTTGGTCCAATCTAAACTCCAATAATCAGTTGCTTTACGATTATCAAACATGTCACCCATGTGAATGACAGTATCAATCTTATATTTTTTTAATGTTGGAAAGAAAATGTTCTTATAAAACTTTTCAAAATACTCATGAAAAACTTTATTTCCTTTCTTAAAGTTGTAGTGAGTATCAGTGATGATAGCAACTTTCATGAAAATCTATAATTAATATTATCTTTGATTGAGTTCATGTCTGAGTAATCTCCATCTTCTGATGTAAAGACTTCATCATATCCAGACCTTTCAATAATCTTTGACTTGATTTCAAGTTGTTTCTTTTCCTTTGCAATCCTTCTTAAGAATGCATAATAAACAATTTGAGTAAAGTATGCAAATGGATTTGTTCTATTAGTATCAAAGTTGTGAATGTACTGCACACAGTTTTCAATACCATCACAAATCATGTCATCCTTAAACATGTAGTTTACGAAGTTTGGTTTGTATGCAAGGTGATTAGCAATACGCAAGAAGCAGTCACCAAGGTAATTGGTAATTCTTGGTTTGGGAAGACCTTTTTCTTTAGCATTATCTACTTGTTTTTTATAATCAACAAGAGCTTGATAAAAGTCTTTGTTATTTACATAATGCTCTGACTTCTTCTTTGTCTTTACCATTAACATTTGCATTAAAGTTACTCATCATTACAAAATAAGATGTGTTGATTATAGCACTCTACCAAGGGAGTTGACAACCTTCCCAAAGATGATTAGAATCACTCTGTTAGGGTTGAAAGATAGGGTGTAGCTTAGCTGTTATAGAGTTTTTCAAGGACTTTACGAGCCTCATCAACCTTTGAGATGAATCCCATGTGCTTATCAAGGGATACTTGGGATGATTCTCTTGTAAACTTTTGATAGACTCTAATAATCTGATCATCATCTATTTCAGTCATAGTTATGACTTTATTCATATCAATTATATAGATGTCATCATCAGGAATCATCATCCAAGGTTTTACCTTGTACCCAATAACACCATTATGTTTAGATACCATAGGTTCTATTATAACAGGATTATCTAACATCAGTAGTGTTCTATCATCTTCTTCTGTTGGAGATACCATTGCAAAGATTTCTTCACCTGATACTAATTTAATTGAT